TCTATATCGCCTTGAGCAATAAAATTCTTATAGCTTAATGGAAATCCTAAAACTGGATCAGCTGCACCTGTCCCTTGCTTGTATGAAAATATCTTTGTTCCTGTAAAGCTCGAGCCCGGATATGTGGAAGTTCCGGCTAAGCTAATACCATTTTTATCAATCACATCGAATAATGGTGGTTGGTTAACTTGAGTTTTTTGCTGTGCTGATACCCAACTGGTACCATTAAAATACCAAGACTTTCCGCCATTGTCGCCATTTTGAACAACTAAAACATGACCAGCACCAACATCGGCGTCGTCTGCCTCTTCTAAATAGGACTTATAGACTATTGGATCAGGAGATATTGACTCTTGTACAATATCAAAAACATAAATTTTATTTCTAACTTCTAGGTTTTCATCACTGGCAAAGATAACTCTGTCACCTACCGTGAGTGTAACCGACGACGATCCAATGGTAAATGTTCTCTCAGTGATAGCAGGAAATATACATTCAGCTCCTTGCACTTGTGTCAATGCATTTGTTATTACTGTATCTAATATTTGCACAGGTTTTTTTGCTAGAGATCCATAATTATATAACTGTAAATCTGCTTCAAATTCTATAATTGGTCTTTTTGCTCTATAGTCTTGGTTGTATACAGGAGTAACTTTTAGATATTCTGCAGTTTTAGTAATTACATCAACATGGAACCATCTATTAGTTCTTGACCATGCATTTAAATCTATACTTGCTCGATTAACAGTCAAGTAATCGGGATCGCTTAAATCATTATCTAGTTCGTCTGATGTAAGATCTTCGGCCAGTACCAGTCTAATGCTACTTCCTACACCTTCGACGTAGTACGTTTTATTTTGATAAGGTGCTGTAACAGTTGAATCAAAGGTTATTTTTAAACCATTTGTGAAAATTACCCCCTGTGGAGAAGTATAGTTTACTTTACCTACAATATCTACATCAGGATCAATGGTGTCAGAAGCAGGATCAACAATGTTGATAATACCTGCTGCTTCATTGACTGCACTATTTTGATAATACATAACATCATTTGGCGCAGTAATTAATGGTACTTGATTAAAAATTCCCTGTAAACTGTAAAATTCTTGCCCGGCAAATGTATCGCCACCTCTTACTCTTATCTTTTGATTATCGTCTACAGATATCGCAGGCGTTAAGATAACCCTATCTACACCTATTTCATCCGGATATACCTGAATCAAAAAGATATCATTTTTTTGTCCTGTTGGAATAAATTCTACATTTTCGTAAGGACTTGATGGTAAATCGTATTGCCCTGCATCGTATGTGTCAAATCTTGCAATTCCATCTGTAATAACCACAGGTGCGTCATTCCAAAACTCATCATCTATTTTTTCTTGATTTACAAAAATTAAATATTTTCCATCCAATTCTGGCGTAGGACCATTTAAACCTCCGAGCACATTAGCTAAATCGTCTACACTACATCCTTGAATATCTTTGTAACTGTAAAGAGTAGCGTAATCAACTGTACCAGCCAACGGCATACCGGTCCAATTAATCTGAGCATTTGCCTGCGGTACAATAAATCTGACTACTCCGAAGTCAGTTCCGTTATTTTCAACTCCAAAAATTTCTCTAGTGGTAATTGATAAGTTTAGTGGATCAACACCCGAAGATCCCGGACGAGTCTGAATGTAAAAGTTATTATCTGGATCGTTGATTACAAAATCATAAATTCCGCCACGTGCAAGTGTTAGTGTAGGATTAGGAATACCCTCCTGACCTGTTACACTGTAAGTTTTTGTAACTGAATCATATATTACATTAAATGTGTATTGTAACGGAATGCCCGATGCTGATATAGTTACAGCAGATGGACCATTTTCTAACCAATAATATTGACTAAAATTAATTAACTTGTCAAAATCAATTCTAGGATCATATGTATAATATTCGCTTTTGAATAATCTGTCATGATTGTTTGATATACCGCCATGATACGATATCTGATTTAGTAAATCAGTATAAGTTGTTGTAAATTCAATTTCTTCTGTAATAGGATTTTTAATAATGATAGATGATTCAACTTGATAGTTTTGTCTATCTTTACTAATTTCTTGAATATAGTTGTCAGTGGCTTTAAAACTTGGAGCCAACTTTCTACCAATATAACCATTAACTCTTTTTAAATTAGGCTCAGCTATTAATTGGTCAACAGTAGCGTGTAGAAATTTTTGATTGGTATCTGTTTTAAAAATTTCTGGTAAAAATTGGATAGATTTATTAACCGCCATTTTATTTCCTATATCATTGATTAATTTGTCCAGCTGTGATTGCGCTTATAATTTGCACATTGTCGACTGTCGCTGCACTGGTTAAAATTTCGTTTGGTTCTGCATTTATCTGAAATAGTGTTCCAAAGGATGCTGAATTTGTAGGAACAATAATAATACTACTTACATAAGGAACTAACGTGTTGTGTAAGTAGGTGCTTAGTTCACTAAAATAAAAACTTTCGCCAAAATCCCAATTTGCTATATCAAAATAATCGTTTATTGCAGCAATAACTTTACTCTTTACATCATTATCAGTAATTGCAATCAATGGATTTTTTACAATCTTAAAAGTTGCTCTCAATGCAGGTGCTGCTTTATCACCAAATAATGGTTTAAACACACCTGCATTGTATATTAAACTGTCACTTATAGACTTATAGCTTTCTATTGATCCAAACTCTAATCTAAGTTCCTCATTTGTTGGAGGAGTTGGTTCGGTTAGACGATTGCTAGTATCTCGAATATAGGCATAGTAATCATCGCTGTAAGACTTAGGCAACAAATACAAGTCTATTAGATTGTTAGGACTAGGATCAATTCTACGGTTATTTGGCGCATTATGAACATATTGGAAGTACAACTCTGATCTTCCTACTCTAGCTATATAGTCAGTGGTTTGACTTATTGCCGTTCCTGATGAAACAAAAAATTTATTCTCACTGGTAGCATAGAATACTGTGCCAATTGGGTATAGATTAATATTTGACAAAATAAGAGATTCTGTTTCGTAGCTGGTTACAATATCAGATGTCTCAACAGGATCAAATCTTGAAAATTCATATTGATCTGTAGTCTTTTCAAAAAATACAAATTTATTTTTTGAATTAACACTAGGAGCAACTAGTTCTAAGAATAAATCAGGTTGATCAGGTACAGAATCAATATTGTCATCTGGAAATGTTATATTAATTTTTCTATTGTCTTCATATCCATCTGGACCTATAACATTGCCCCAAACTCTGAAAGACTTACTGTAAAATAAAGCATTAGAACTATCTGGTTCTGTGTTGGTACGTAAAACTTTAATCGAATCGCGCCTAGTGGCTGCTGTTCTACTGTCGTAAACTTTGACGTTCGGATCAAAATAAAATCTGGTTTCTAACACACTTTGAAACACATAATTAATACCTCTACTTTCAACAGTGTATGCGCCAGCCGAATAAGCTAGTTTTACAAACCAGCTGGCATCTAGTCCAGTGCCTGATGTGCTGCCTGCGTTTGCTAAACTAAACGGGGCCTGGGATAAATTTTCTGAACTTACAATTGCCCAGTCTTGTGTAGTTAAATCGTAACGTAGTCCAAATGTTTTAAAACTTAAAATATTGTTTTTAATTAAATCACTAAAAGAATCTGCCCAATCAATTGGAAAGTAAGGAATTACTACATCAATGATTGCACCATCTGGCAAATATTTACTGACAGTTGCTTCTGCAGTTGGGCCAATAGTGTTATCGTAACTTATCACACTAGCCCATACTGTTGTCTTTTCGTATTCAGTAGAAATTGTTCCAGTTTGCAATCTATTTTGTGCATCAAAATATTTTCCAGTGGGAGCTGTGAATCTAATCAATGATCCTTGTGTAAGATAAGTGTAGTTGGGACTACTAAAAGTTCCAGTTGATCTTCCGTTAGATTCCGAAGTCACATCCCATACTGCCAAACGTTTTACAGTACCGGATCCGGTCCCTGATGCAGTTGCAACAAACTTCGCTCCTTCTGTATTTGATAGAGATCCCACAGTAGTAAAGTCTGACGTACCTACAGACACAATCACATAGGCTCGACCTGCTATCATTGCACTGGCTGATTCTATGCCCCCTTCAACAGTAAATCTTGTTGCAGTATCATAATACAAATGCCTTGTTGGAATAGATGCTATTAAAGGCTTGATTTGATTTTGAATGATAAAATTAACTTCAGTACTACTTGTAAACTGAAAAGTTAAATTTTGAGAATAATCTTCTTTGTAAATTAACCCATCTTGAGCAAATATATTTGTGCTTGAATATCTACCTGTTGAATCAATTACATCAAGATATCTACTAATACCCGAGCTTGATCTATTAACTGCTTTGGCTTTTACTACATTGTTAAAAATCGTATAAGGAAGAATATTGTAATCCTCGCCAGTGATCATACGATTTTGTGTATAGTATTGCTGAGGAGCCTTGGTGCGAATAGACTCCAACGATTCACGTGAACTAGCATTGGTCACTGTGTACTGTAAGCTAGCACGAATAGTTAAAGTTTCAATCTTACCCTTTTTGCTTAGATAATTGAATGTAATTGGTACATTGGCAATTTCTTCTGGTGTGATCTTGTAATTTAAATTGTTGGACTGTCTATAAAATAATCTAAACTTACCAATTGGAATATTAGTAAAACTGCCATCACCAAATACTAAATCAATTTGATCATTAGCTCTTGTACTGACGCTGTATAGATTTCTATCTGTAGTGTTGTTATAGATTACATTAATTCCATTAACTGCTGGCACTTTTTTCCATAATTGATCTGGAGTGCCGCCTGAAGTTAAAGAATACAACCATACATCTGTGTTATTAATATTATCAAAGTTAATACTTACTATTCTATTAGGTAAAGTATCTTCAATACTAAAATCTATAGTTCTAAGTTCGCCTTGTTTAAAATGTAAAAAGTAACCGGTGTTATTAGATTCGTTACTTAAATTGTCATTTCTATAAAGCACATTGAAAATACCTGTAGGAGTAGGCGCTGCTTCATAAATGTATTCTTGATCTGCTGTTGTAGCACTGACCGCTTCAAATGTAAATGTTGTCCCTCCGATACTGGCGTTAAACGGAAAAACTGGCAATAAGTTGTTAAGTATTCCCAACGAATACTCATATGTTTTTATTCCATTGATTGTTTTAAATGCGCCTGGTTTGCCAATTGACTGAGTAGTGATTAGAACAGCATTTAAAATTGTAGTAAACTGTTCAAGCCAATTATCGTTAGTGGTATCATTCCAGTTAACAATAATGTTATTAAGATTAACACCTTGGCTATCAAATATTATTTCTGTAGTGCTTACGCTGTCAATTTTAAGTAAGCCAGAAGACGGCGTGTTTCTTTTTGGAGAATAGCTTAATAGTCTGGCTAGTTTTAAAACGCTGTCTCTACGCTCCGCTGTATCGATGAAATTTTCCCTAGCATTTAGGTCTGTTCTAAAAGCTAAACTTTGCCCTAAAAATGCAATTAGATCAATTAATGCAATGTATTCAGAACTTTCCGTAAAATCGTTAAAATCTTCTGGATAGTAGGCTCGCAAATACTCAATCATTGACTTGCGAATAGTTTCAAAATCAAAGCTTTGAAAATCTGCTTCTCTAAAAGTTTGATAGACTTTTGTCCAATCTTGTTGAACTAATAAACTGGTTTGTCTTGTTGTTAAGGCCATAAAAGTATCCTTCGTCCAGTATTTATCGACTTAAAAATCTGGTACTTTTATGATTAAGAAACTGTTAGATTTTGAGATTGAGCGTCAAAATTTAAAGTGAGACGATCTGCGTAATTGCCGGGCAAGTACGTCAAATCTATTTGTATTTGTAATCCTTGATCAAACTCGTTGACAATAACTTCATCTACTTGTAATCTAGGGTCATAGTTAACAACACGCCTAATATCTTCTGTAATTGCAGCTTTTACTTCAGGGGTTAATGGCTCATAAAGGCAATTCCAGATAATTGAACCAAAGTTTGGCTGCATTAGTTTTTCGCCTTTTTTAATATTAAAATGATTGATTAAATCTTGTTTAACCAAATCAAAATCTACTAGACGAAATTTTTTAGCAACATTAATTGTGGTAAAACCCCGATATTTGTTTGTCATGTGTGTATTTATTTTAGGTTATAGTGTAATCTGCTGCTAAATTTTGAATTGCATACTTACCAGCATTAAAAAATAATCCAGCTGATCTGCCTAAAGTATCTTGTTGTCCACCGTTATCCCTCCAGATTTGGGTTTTGACAGCGTTATAGTTAAAATTGGATTGTTGTTTTATTTCTGACAAAATACTATTTGATACTTTTTCATTTGATCCAATGTTTGGATTTTCCACGTCTTGAAATTGATAGCTAACTGCAAGCAATCCTGCTATTGTAGGCTTGGCATCATTTTGACGTATAGCGCCGGTCTGTATTAATTTAGGATAATTGTCATCAAAAAACATCATCATGATTTTATCCTGTATTGCCGGAGTTTCTAAAAATAAAGCTTCTGTATCTACGCCATCGAGTCCTGTCCATCCTGATTCGTCTTTATAACCGTATTTTTTTAACACATAATCAGATATGTGATACTTACCTAGCCTATCACCGAACACAGCAGCAGAGTTTGAGTCGCTTTCCATATAGGCTATCTGTAGCATAACACAGCGAACTTCAAAAGAATTCAAGGTTAAAATATTAGTGTCAAACTTTGTTAAACTTGTAGTTCTAGGCGCCACATTGCTAGTGAGCAAACTCCTAGGTGCTTGTTTTAGTAAAGGCTGCTGGTTAGCCTGACTTATTCCTGTATTCATTTTTTATCTGGAGTTTGTAATGTAGCTGCAATAACACTGCCGTTGTTTAATTTTAATTCGCCAGTTGATCTTGTCCATGGTTCATGCGTTGGTGTATAAGGACAGATGCTTTCAAATTTCTCTAATGCTTTTTTCCACTTTTTCTTGGTTGTATCAAGTTCTGTATTGAATTGTTTGTACAATTCCAGTGGAGGATTAGTTCCAGGTTTCATTGGAGTGTTTGTGTTGAAATAAATTTTTCTTCCTTTTAACGTGATATCACCATTGGTGAGCCAGCCGCCATTTGTAGATTGTAATGAAATAAAGGAGTCGCTTTTGACTCCAACGTTGCCGGCATTCAATTGATAATCAACTGTTGAAGTAACCTTTGTATTTCTTGTTTGCGAAAAAATGTTATTCTCTGCATAAATTTTTAAGGTGTCACCTGCATGTATATTAACGTTTGCATCTGCATGAAAATTGATATTACCACCTGTTCTTAAATTAAAATCATTATTACCGTAAACATTAATACTTCCGTTTTTAGTCAACTCTACCCATGCATTTCCAGTCTTATTGATAATATAGAAAATGTCCTCACTGTCATGCATCAAAATAGTATGCCCGCCAGCAGTACGTAGTCTTACCAATTGATCTTTTCCGGCAATATCGCCGTCATCCATTACAAATGTATGTCCGCCTCGGCGAGCTGCAAAACTTTGTAAAACTGTAATTGGAATATCTTCTATGTTAGGAAAATCTGTTGTGTCTGGTATAGTTCTACCTGGGGTGCTTATCCCAAATACTTGACTAGGTCCTTCACGTTGAGAACTACTTGTAATTGTACCACGTTTGGGATCAGTTTCTAGTCCTTGATCTAAAACAATATTGGCTTGAGGTACGTGGGCTGATCTTGGCAAAGTTACAAAGTTGGGAGAGTTATCTCTTTGCAGACTATTTGTGTTGAGTTCTGTTACTGGCAAATAATCAGTGCTTGTATCTACTCTGCCTTTTAACGCTAAGTCTTGAGTGATAGTTTCGCCAGGTTTTACTGATCTGGCTATTCCAGGTATCATATGTAATGTAGGAGTGCTGGGAATTGATGCGATATAATAACCTCGCATGGGATCGCCCATTACAAACACTACCAAAACAAAGTTTTCTATGTCCGGAGGCACAGCCCAGAATCCATAAGTTTGACTTTCGTTACCAAAGACATTTTGATCTTCTGATTGTGTTCCTTTGGTGCTGCCAAGAAACGGACTTGCATAGTTTACAGTGTACCAATTGGCAGGCTCTTCTTCCTTACCGCCTAGATCGGGTATAAAAACTTGTAGTCTTCCCAGTCGTGCCGGATCAGAATTATTTTTGACTATACCCAGATGAGGACCAGAGTCTACTCTTACTCCAGGAGCCGCTTCTCTATTAGACCAACTTGGTAATTTAGATCCAGCACGACCATCTTTCATGATTGATTTCTTTCGTTATAAAGTTGATTGATTAAATCCACTGTAGTTGCTACTGGTATTGTTTACTGGCGATCCTGCACTTACTTTGGAAACACCAGTTGAATTGTCCGATTCGATTAAATCATCGGGCACACGTATTAATTCTAATGTTTGTTCAAACTTTCCTTTAGAAAAATCGCTTGTTACTATCTGTACCTTGTACAATCCGCTAAATGATCCTGTAGTGCTTTGTCCATTGGATAGCTTTACAACTTTATTTGTAATACCAATGGTATCATCTATGTCAATTGCACCTTTAACAATCAGTTGTACATATACTTCTTCATTATCAAAAATAATTTGACCAGTTTCGTTGATAGGAGCGTCGCCGGCTTTTGTTACTAACTTGCCGTAATCTTTTGATATAGGCTGATAAAGAGTGTCGTCCTGTTTTATAAATGCAGGATCTCCAACAATCCTTACTCTTAGATTAAGCATGTCGCCCCTAGGAAAACTACTGTATAGGCTTTTGGCTACACTACCAACAGTGGCTATTTCTGCACTGCCGCCAGTGCCTGATGTTTGTTGAGCATCTTGTGGTGTTACTACTATTCTTTTAGGTAACCATGACGGCTTGGTGTCTGGGCTTGATGCGGTATCTAAACTTTTTTCAGTTATTTTTTCCGCTCCCTCTGACGTATTAGTAGATTCTAATTGTCTAGTAAATGTTGTAATTGCAGTATAGAATGTTGCGTCAAAATCAATATCAAGTTGTATAATATCTGTGTTTAATCCAGTATAATAGTAATTGTAAGTTCTTACACATTTCTTTGAACTTAGCTTTGTTTGTGCAAAGTCTGGATGATAGAAATTACCTGCTTCATAAGGCAATATTGAATATGATATTACTTTACTATATGATTTGGCTTTTTTATCATACAAACCAAGAGTAACGCTAGGAATTACCTTATACCATTTTACGTTTGAATTATTTTGACCGTTGGTTGCCCTGTTACTGTCACTGGCTGTTTCCGCCTGTGAAGCTTTGACTATTTGATTTTGCGTATAATCGCTAGACGCCATGACTCTATCTATTAGAGATACAACGTCAGTACCAGCGTTAACCATAAAGACACCTTTGTTTTTGAAATCTTTATCGGTTCCTGCTGCTGTGGTTGTTTTAATTTGGTTTTTTGGATCATTCATTACTGTTTTTTTAGCGTCCATCTTGTTGGTATCAATGATAGGACTACTTGCTATGTCAGGATGGACATTAAAAAGAATTTGATACAATGGATTTTCAGTTCGGCCTTCTTGATACGCTACATTTTTATAATAGGTATTAAATCCTGCAGGATAACTTTTTGTTGAGTAGAATGCACTGGCACGCAATTCTTCCCTGCGACGGTTAGCTGTTTCTTCTGCATTTGCTTCACCGGATGTAGCTGCATATAGGCCAACATTTTTAGATAATTCTGATTCAATTCTTTCTTCTTCTTTTGTTGCACTTTGATCAAAAATTCTTTGTAATTCTTCTCTGCTATCAAAATAATCGCCTACAGTTTTTGCTTCTACAGATAAGTTTACTGGCACTGTGGCCGAGCTCATATCAAATGCAGTGTGATTGTACGGTCTGGCAGTAATGTTATAGGTAGTGCCATTTACGCCAGGTTTTATTTTCATGTCATTGAACTTTACTGCTACACGTTTTCTATCTATTAAATGCGATGATATTCCAAAAGTGTTTGCTTCAGTTGGATTAGCTAAAAAATCAATTTGTAACAAATAAGGTTGATCAACATAATTAGGACAATCACAGGTCATTTGACAAGCACTTAATAGTCTGTCTAATAGACTCATTCCAAATGGTTCAATCAAACTGAATTTAATATCTATCATATTGCTGGCTTTACTCCGAGAATTCAGGCCAACCACAGTTTTTATTGATAAATTATCAAAATAAAAATCTTCTCTAAAATCAGGATGCCAGTTTGTTCCGGATGCCACTGCATCTACCGGAATGCCGCCACCGGAACTTATTAACAAGTATTTTGGATTAAACGAACTAGGCTCTTTATTAAGCTGATTATAATCATCTGATGTCAATAAAAACAAACTGACTTTGTAAGTGTAACCAGTAAAGTTGTGCAGAATGT